CGGACAGATTCTCTCATACCTAGACAAAGAACCTGCTGATTTCTTTTGGTTATTAGATACCACAGAAAGATGGTGCCGTGATCGTGCTATATATCTGGCGCTCATGGAATCCATTGCTCTTGCAGAAGGTAAGGATGAAAGGAAAGGCCGTGATGCCATCCCTTCTATCTTATCTGATGCATTAGCAGTGTCTTTTGATAATCATGTTGGACACAATTACTTAGAAGATTACGAAGAACGCTATGCTCTCTATCATCGAAAAGAAGAAAAAATCCCGTTTGACCTTGAATATCTTAACAAAATTACCAAAGGTGGGCTCCCTAATAAGACTCTCAACATCGCTCTTGCTGGCACAGGTGTCGGGAAAAGTTTATTCATGTGCCACGTCGCTAGTTCCGCTCTCATGCAGGGCAGGAACGTACTCTACATTACATGTGAGATGGCAGAGGAGAAAATTGCTGAACGAATTGACGCAAACTTATTGAATACAAATATTCAAGATCTCGTTGACCTTCCTAAACAAATCTTTGATACGAAGGTCAACGCTATCTCTAAGAAAACTCAGGGTCAGTTAATCATTAAAGAATACCCAACTGCTAGTGCTCACAGTGGACATTTTAAGTCACTTCTTAATGAACTTGCGCTTAAAAAATCTTTTAGACCTGATATTATATTCGTGGATTATCTCAATATTTGTGCCTCTTCGCGTTACAAGGGGTCTTCCAATATCAATTCCTATACTCTTGTTAAGTCGATTGCTGAGGAGCTTAGAGGACTTGCTGTCGAAGCAAACGTCCCTATCATATCTGCCACCCAGACCACTCGTTCTGGTTATGGTAGCAGTGATGTTGAGCTTACTGATACTAGTGAGTCCTTTGGTCTCCCTGCTACTGCTGATCTTATGTTTGCCCTTATTTCAACAGAGGAATTGGAAGAGTTGGGACAGATTATGGTGAAGCAATTGAAGAATCGATACAATGATAACAACGTACATAAGAGATTTGTAGTTGGTATTGATCGTGCCAAGATGAGATTGTATGACTGTGAGCAAACCGCACAGAATGATATCCTTGACAATGGCAAGGATGAGGAGTATACTTATGAAGATAAAACTGATTTGAAGAAAAAGTTCTCTACCCTTAATTTCTAATGATTGATACTGAAAGACCTTTTGTTGATACAGAAAAGTACGTTGAATTTGTAAGAGAAGTTACTAGTGATCCATCTTTGGATTATGCTGCCTTCCTTTCTCGTACTAACAAACTTGAACTTGAAGATGATACGAATGTTACTCAACTCCTGACTGCTGCTCTTGGATTGTCAGCAGAGGCAGGTGAGTTTACTGAGGTTGTAAAGAAGATTATCTTCCAAGGAAAGGATTATAATGAAGACAATGTGTTTCATATGAAACGTGAACTGGGTGATATCTGTTGGTATCTTGCTCAGGCATGTATGGCACTTGATACTTCATTTGATGAGATTCTTGCTATGAATGTAGAAAAACTCAAAGCACGTTATCCTGGTGGCGAGTTTGATGTTCACTATTCTGAAAATCGTGTAGAGGGAGATCTCTAATGGATGGTGCAGTTAATGCCTGGAACACTATGACTTATGGAGAAGGATTCCTTTTCTCCTTATGGTTACTAGGAATGTATTATGTTAAACTTAGAATGGATAGGTATTTCAAATGAAACCAATTAGTCTTAATGAATATCTTATTGCCGGTGAAGAATTCTGGCCTAAGTATTGGTATGTTGCCAAAGAACTTGGTGAAGATGCTGAGGCAAAAGACATCCTTAAAATTATGGAGTCTCTTGCTGGTGTTGCTATGAAGAATAGATCAGAAGATAAAGCTGGACCATTTGGTTTTAATAAAAAAGTAAATGAGGAGGAAGAAGAGTCTAAATAGTTAGAAAATGTGCTATGGCGTTTGAACCGTCAGAAGGATTATATGCCGGACTATCCTTCGTACCCACTTCTGTTTTAACAGAAGCAAAGAGTAGTGATGATAAATTTAAAGAACTATACTTTGTTGCTCTGGAAAACTTAAAGAGTGACAAAGTATTAGATGCTGCTGGTAATGCCACAAAGAATGGCATGATTAAAATTATTGATCTTAACACATCATCTAAAAAACCAGAGGATATTTATGGAGATCTTGCAGCATCTATTTCTGCTGTATTGGGAACAAGATCAAAACTTAGGAAAAATAAAGTTCCTTCAAAGGTATATTTGACAGGTAATAAATGGCATCCAGATGTTGCACCCTTTAAGGTAAAGGCATTCGGGATGTCTGACTATAATTCATCCGATGTTATTTTAAAACTAAACGGAAATGATTTTGTTGGTATTTCATTAAAGAAAAAACCAAAAGTAAATTCTGCTAGTCCAACACTTATTAATAATGCATTCTCTGCATATATTGATGGTCCAGAATTTGTAAAAACAAGAGAAAAATTAAATACGCACAGAATTAAATTTTTTGCGGGTGTTATTAAAGAAGCATGTAGTCCTGGTGGACCATTAGAAAGATTTGCGATTTCTGGAAATAAAAAAATTACTAGTATGAATCCTAGTAACACATCTGATGCGAAAGCATTGTGGGATATAAAGGTTATTAGAAATAAGGGTGATGGTAAGACTCAAAGAATTCCATTAATTAATTTAAAATCAGAGGCAGAGTTAGCAGATAGAAACGGACTTATTAAAAGCTCAGGTAGTGATCCATCTCAGATAAGTTTTCGAGACTTTGTAAACAAAAAACTTCAAAGCACTGGTGGAAAAGTGAATCCATTGTATCAAGGATTTCTTGATATTATGAATCAAGATGATGTAAAAGATAAACTTGCTGATATTTTATTAACAAGAGTTTTAAAAACTGGATTGATGGATACTCTTGATATTTGGGATAAATATGAGTTCGGATTTTATTTGGCAGAGGGTGTTGGCACCGTAAATAAAGATCTCTCTCCAAATGTTGGATCGGCAAATGTATTAGATGCTCATAGTATTATGATTGCTATGGCAAATCTTTCAAAGGAAGAAACAAAAATGGTTTTGGATAAACAAAAAACTTTATCTAAAAATGCAGCAAAAGTTTTCTTTACATTATCAAAAGGAGACACTCCTATTCTTGATATTGAATTGAGATATAAGGGAGATTTTTCAGCATTCCCACAGTTTTTTGCAGGTATCACTCCTGAATTTAAAGAGATGATAAAGAAAGGAGACATTGGTATTTGACATGAGCACATTTAATAGAGTAAAAAGATACAGGACTCCTCTTGTTGAGATTGATCAGAAGATCAAAGATCTCGATGACGCAATGAATACGACTGGATATTATACGCAAGTTGATCAAAATAGTGAACAAGAATTTATTACTATGAGTTCTGCTCCGCTCGGAACGGTTATAGTAGATGATTTTGTATGGACTGATCAAGGTGATGATTCTAAGAATAGAAAGGTCAATACATTTGACTCTAACAAAAAATCAGCTGCTAGATTTTTTAGAAAACCTAAACCAAAGACAAAGGATCAAGTTCGTGAAGAAAGATTGGAAGAGCTTCGGCATTTGGAAAACACTCTATCTAATAAATAATAGTTAAGAAGGATACTTAAATGAAAAGTTTTTCATCATTCATCCAAGAAGCAGTTGTCTCACGCGCCGTTGAAAAAGCGAAGCGTATGGGATTGGTATCGGATGGGCATGGAAATTGGTATGATCGTCAGGGTTCATATAAAGGTAGGACTTATAAAGGTGACCTCCTCCTAAGTAAAGGAAAAGGTCCAGGAAAAGAAGATCCAGCACCGCAACAAAAACGTGCTGCCACACCAGAAGATGGCCAGAAAAAAGCAGAACAACCAAGACCTGACACAAACACTTCTTCTAGTGAAGAAGAATCTGAGAGTGCAAAGGAAAGAGAGGGTGAGGCTCTTACTATTGCATTTGGAAGGTTCAATCCTCCTACCTCTGGGCATGAGAAATTGTTGGACGCCACAAAGCGCCAAGCAAAGGGTGGGGATTATAAGATATATCCATCGCGTTCAGAAGATCCTAAGAAGAATCCTCTTTCACCTGACGAAAAGATTTCGTACATGAGAAAGATGTATCCAACACACGATGAAAGGATTGTGAATGACGATGGTATGCGTAGCATATTTGACGTTTTAAAGAAAGCAAATGAGGACGGATACAGTAGTGTCAACATCATGGTTGGTGCTGATAGACAGGGAGAGTTTGAAAAACTCGCAACTAAGTATAACGGCGAACTATACGACTTTGATGAGATTAACGTTATCTCAGCGGGGGAAAGAGATCCCGATGCTGAGGGTGTCGAGGGCATGTCTGCCTCTAAGCTTAGAAAAGCAGCTGCTGATGGAGACTTCGAGGCGTTTAAGAAGGGAGTCCCCAAAGCCTTAGATGACGAATCTGCTCAGAAACTATTCAATACCATCGTTAAAAAGATGGGTAAGAAGAAGGTTACTGAAACATGGCAGATTGCACCTAAACTTGATTGGAAAGGTCTCAGAGAAAACTATATTAATGGTATCATCTTTAAGTTAGGTGATGTTGTAGAGAGTTTAAACAATGGATTGATCGGTAGGATTACTCGTCGTGGCACAAATCACTTGATCTGTGTCACCGAGGATAACATTATGTTTAAATCTTGGATCCGTGATCTCAATGAGTTTACTGAGGTGTCTGGTGTGCCTGCTAGTCAAAGAGAGGTTGGAACAGATTCGTTCCGTAGATATGCTATGAAGATGACTGGAACTAAACAGATCAAAAACTTCATAAATAAAAATAAGAAAAAAAGTTAACTTCATGGATATCCACGCAAGTCGTAAGGCAGTTGCAGAACTCAACTCTCTTTATGCTGAGATGAATGGTGATAAGAAAAAGGACGATACTTATCTTGAACCTGACATGAAGAAACGTCAGAAGAATAATGAGAAGGCACGTAAGGAACTTGCTAAGGGTCCTCAAATGAAGAACCCACATTTTGAAGAGAATCAACAAGGATGGGATTCTGTCAATTCTTTTGCTGATGCATATAAAGCAGTTCATGAAGTTGAAATTGAAGAAGCAGAAAAGAGAATTAAGGCAAAGGGTTCTGATAAGAGTATGAAAATCGTGCCTGACGCTGGCCCTGCTTACTACAAGAAATCCAAAAATTTTGTGAAGTATAAAGAAGAAGTTGAATCAGTTGATGAAGCAGATTCGTTAGCAGCAATGGCAGCACGTCGCGAGAAGCGATTGGTTGCACAAAGAAAGAAGATGGGCAAGACTGCTGGTGGTCATGACTTCGGTCATGACTATGGTGCTACTGCTGCCGTCCGTAAGAAGAGACAGGACGATGACTATGAAGCCGCAATGGGTAGGAAACCTTCTCCTAAGAATGAAGGACTTGATCCTGTCGGCAAAGAAGACGGTGATGTCAACAATGATGGTAAGAAGGATAAGACTGATAAGTATCTGATGAATCGCCGTAAGGCAATTGGCAGTGCAATTGCTAAGAAAGGTGTGAAGGAAGATAATGAATCTTTCTCTGATTGGAGATCTGATCTCACCGAAGTTAGTGGTAGAGATGGTAAAGAAGAAGAGACGCAGATCAAAGAGAAGAACGTTAAGAATAAAATCACCATTGATCCACATTTAAAATTGGAAAACATTGTCCAAGAACTTGGTGGTGAGGTGTTAGAATTGATCGAACTCGATGAGGAAACTTACGAGATGATCAAAGAAGCAGTCTATGGTGGAACTCCACCAGAGAAAAAGGACACCCGTATGGTTGTCACGAATGCTGACAAGAAAGCAAACACTGTTGCTTATCAAAAGATGAAGGCAGGTGACAAGCGTTATAAGGCTGC